TGCGGGCGATGCCCTGGTTGAGCTGGCGGCGTTGTTTGGGCTCGAGCTTGGCGAGCAGGGCGCCGGCCCAGTCTTCGAGGGCGCGCAGGTCATCAGCCACGGTTTGGCACCGGGTTCGGGGTTGCCAGGGCGGCGCCGCCGTTGGGTTCGGCGCTTGTCCACTCTGCCAGCAATTCGCTGCCGGCGTAGAGCTGGAAGGCGGTGGCGGGCAGTTGTTCGGTGAGCTGTGGCTCTGGGGCGTGCGCGATGTTGTGGGTGCCGTCGGCTTGGCGTTTGACGATGACGCGCTCGGTGAGTGGCAGGGTGATGGCGAGGTCGACGAGGTCGTCGGCGAGGATGTCGGCTTCGAACTGGATGGCGTCTTTGGCCTTCTCCAAGTTTTCCATCAGGTCGGGCTGGTTGGTCTTCATCCAGGCGAGCAGCGGCACGGCGACGGCGTCGGGGTGGCCGGCGTAGTCGGTGAGGATGAGGTTGAGGGTGTAGGTGTATTCGAAGGACAGGCCGGGGGCGGTGGTGCTGCGGATGCGGCCTTGGTCGATGAAGACCAGGATTTTGTCCGGGTTGCCGCGCAGTTCGGGCACGGCGGCGATGAGGTGTTGTTTGAGGCTGCTGGGTTTGTTCACGGCTCGCGCCTCGGCTGTTGTTGCTGGTGTTCGTAGACGGCGTCGACCTGGGCGGCGCATTCGGCCCAGGCGGACAGCAGGTAGTCGCTGTCGTCGCTGAGCTCGCCGTTATTCTGCGGCGCTGCTGGCAGCAGGCTGCAGGGCGTTACGACGGGACAGCCAGTCACGATAACCACCGGCTCCGGTAAGGGCTGGGCGCTCATGCAGCCGGCGAGCAGCAGCAGGCAGAGGCTGAGCGCTCCAATCAGCAAAGGTCTGGTCATTGCGGCGGGCTTCCTGTTTTTGCAGGTGGCTGGTGGCGTGCTGCCTACGCACGTCGGTTTGGGCGGTTTGCATGCTCTGCTGGGCCTGGCGCTGGGCGGCGAGCTCGCTGCCCATGCGGATGATGGCGTTGGCCTGGCGGGTGTTGCGTTGTTGCAGGGTGGTGATGCGCTCGGCGTCGCGCTCGGCCCGCGCCTGCCCGGCCTGGTGCTGCTGGTAGGTGCTCCAGAGCAGCAGGGCGAGGGCGCCGAGTAGGGCCAGGCCGTAGAGGGTTTGGCGCAGGGTGGTCACGCCGCCACCTTCCTCTGCCCGCCACAGTCACAGCCTGCGTGGCGCTGGTAGGCGCGTTCGAGCTTCACGTCGTAGAGGTTGCGGGCGTAGGCCGGGCCGTTGTAGCGGCGGGCGAACTCGGCCCATTTTTTGGCCTTGAGCGCCTTGAGCAGGGCGGCGTCGGCTTCGATGAAGCGGACGAAGGCTTCGAACTGGTCGGCCTCGCTGCGGTGCATGAGGGTGATGAACTCGTCGACGCTGGCGTAGCCGAGGCGCTCGGCGTGGTAGCCCATGATCTGGAAGGCGCCCCAGGATGCCGACTCATTCGCGGCCAGGGTGTCGATGTAGCGGGCGTTGGCCAGGCGCTGGTGTTCGGCGGTGCCGCCGGCGTAGCCACCGGGGGCGCGGTTGACGAGGTTGGGGTGCTGGGCGGCGAGCTGGTCGGCGCGGGCGATCAGCGCGGCACTGTTGTCGCCTTCGTTGCGCACCAGGCGCAGGCGGGCGTGCATGACGTGGCGCTCGTAGAGGATTTTGGGTTTGCCGTTGGCGAGGAAGCCGGCGCCGTTGCTCTCGACTTCGTTGACGGCGTAGACGCTGGCCAGATCCACCCCCAGGCGCTTGGCCGCGGCTACCAGGGTGGCGTTGCTGAGCAGGCGCGAGCAGTCGGCGCCGGCCAGGGCGGCGAGGGTTTTCGGCCCGGCGATGCCATCGGCCACCAAGCCTTTTTTGAGCTGGTAGGCGCGCACGGCTTTCTCGGTTTGGTCGCCGAAGTCGCCGTCCGGTACCAGTTTGGCGCCGGCGGCGTTGAGCGCCCATTGCAGTTGCTGGACGGCCTGGCCTTTGGAGCCGTGGCGCAGGGTGTGCTGGGTCATAGGGTTTCTACCTTTCTGCTGTAGAGGCGTTTGAGGCCGGTGCGGATGCCGTCGGCGCCGATCAGGCCGACCAGGCCGCCGAAGAAGGGGGCGAACTCGACGGGCACGCCGAGCCAGGGCAGGCCGTTGGTAAGGGCGAGGGTGAGCAGGCCGCAGATGAAGCCTTCGCCCAGGGCGCGCCTGATGGTGCCGCCGCTGTAGATGAAGCGGGCGGCGGCGAGGGTGGCGGACAGGGCGGCGGCGTAGACCAGCGCGTGGTGGTGCTCCAGCCAGGCGAGCAGCCAGGCCCAGGTTTCAGGACGGTCAGGCATGTGTGGCATTCCTTAGCCCTCCGTGAGGGTGTGGCCTAGCTGGACGAACGGGAGGCGGTTAATGCGGTGCACCACTTCGCCGAGCATGGCGGGGCTGAAGCGCTGGGCGCTGGCATCAAAGCCGAGCGCGGCGGCGCAGAACTCGCTGCAGAACATGCGCCGGCGGCTGTGCAGGCCGCTGGCCAGCAGTTGGCTGAAGAAGATGCCGGCCCAGTCGTAGCCCTTGCCGGCGTGCTGGCGGAACAGGTGGGCGATGCGGTTGGCATTGGCCCAGGGCAGGGGGATCAGGTCCCAGTGGGCGAGGTTGAGCTCGATGTGCTTGGCGCGCACGCCGCCGTCCATGGCGCTGGCGGAGAGCCAGCGGCCGTCGGGCATGACCAGTTCGCAGTGGCTGTAGCGCGAGCGCGTCCATAGGCGGATGAGGCGGTTGAACAGGCGCCCCTTGCCTTTGTAGAGGGCGAGGTAGATCAGTCCCATAGGTTCACCATCTGGCTTTGCTCGGCCTGGGGGGCGGCGGTGGGCAGGTTGATCAAGGTGCCGTTGGGCAGCACGGGGCCGAGATCGGCCAGGCCGGGGTTGGCGTCGAGCACCAGTTCGACCAGGCCAGCGGTGCGGCCGTAGTGGCGCCAGACGATGGCGTCCACCGTGTCGCCCTGGACGGTGCGGAGGGTGTCCATCAGAGCAGCGCCACGGTTGTGCGGCTGATGCCGAGCAGGTCACGGATGGCGAAGCGGGCGTCGCGGCGGTAGTCGTCGGCGCTTTGCTCTTCTTCTTCGCCTTTGGCGGCGCCGGTGTTGGTGGCGGAGTAGGTGCGGTAGCGCTCGGCCACCTCGGCGCTGGCGGTGCTGTAGATGGCGCGGCGGTAGGTGTGGACGAGTTCGCTCTCGTTGTTGATCTGTTCGGCTGGGACGTCTTTCAGGGTTTCAGCGCCCTGGGCCATATAGCGCAGCTTGAGGGTGCGCAGTTCGCGGTTGACGCTGATCATGGCGGCGGCGGCGGCTTCTTCCAGGCGGGCGTTGCTGACGTTGCCGCCGATGCGCTGACGTTCGCGCAGGTGGTTGGCGTCGATGTCGGGCCAGAAGCCGTCGTTGGTGAGTGTGAATGGCTGCGCGGGTGCGCTGGCTACGAATCCGCTCATCGTCCACGGCCCTCGGTTCGGGCAATTTCACGGCGCAGGTCGACGGCGGTGAAGCGCCCCGCATTGTCGAGGATTAGACGGGCCAGCAACTGGCTGGCAAAGCGGTTGATCTGGCCGCGCTCATGCAGTGTGGCGGGCATGATTTCGCCACGGATGATTGGGCCAGTGCAGACGGTGCGGTCGTACGCTTCGGTGTCGCGGATGTATTGCTCGGCGACTTGGCGCAGGTGCGCAGCGGCTGGCGTGACGTGGCACTCGCACTGGTATTGGTGGGCGAATTGCTGCATGGCTGGTCGCTCGAATAAGTCGGCGGTGGTCGGGGCGTCACAGCGCGGGAAGGAGTTACCTGCTGATCAGCCCCGAGCCGCCGGGGTGCCGGGGAAGGCTCGGTTAGTTGGCTTGGCCAACGTGTTTTTTGAGCTGACGGTCTACTAGCTCCAGGTCGCGCTTGCCGCCGCATTTGTCGTGCAGCTCCAGGGCGCGGGTGAGGAAGTGGCGGGCCGCTTCCAGGCTGTGAACGTCAGCAGGGTTCGGTTTTTCGGGGTCGACCTGGGCGGCTGCGACTCGGCCCAGGGCAAGCATGAGCTTGGCGCGCACTTCGTCGGGCATGTCTTCGCCAGCGGTGAGGCGGTCAGCCTCGGCGAGGACGCCAATGTCGAAGGTGCCGCCGGCCTTGAGTGCCTTGAGCGCGGCTTCGGCGATTTCTTCGGCCACCAGGCAGCCGGTGGTGCGGGCGAAGCGGTCGGGCATGGTGAGGCCGTGCTCGAGCACGTAGGCGGCAATTTCCAGCCCGCCTTGGTAATCACCGGCGTCGAGGCGCCACACCATGACAGTGGTGAGCACCTCGTCCTGGGCGCCCTGGCCGCCGGCGAGTACGCCGGCGACGTAGGGGGCATAGTCCGGCAGGATTTTGGCCTTGAGTTCCTCTTTGCCCTGGGTGCTCTGGATGCCTTTGAGCTGCTGGTAGTGCTGGTGCAGCTGGGCCATTTGCAGCTCGTAGGCGCCGGTGCCGGCCATGGGTTGGTCGGCGGTAGTGCTGGCGGCTTCCTGCGCGGCGGTGACGCGCAGGAAGTGACGCTTGGCGGGGCTTAGGGCCATGGCTGTCAGGCCTCCAGGATCTCGATGTTTTCGACCAGGCAGCCGAGGCCGTAGTCCTCGACGACGTAGTCGTCATTGCTGGACTCGAAGTTCTCAATGCGGTTTTTGCTCGGGTTCTCCTGGACGTAGCGACGGCGACCGCCGGTCTGCCAGTAGATGGCGAGGTTTTCCAGGCTGGTGATGAGCATGGCGCTGTCGGGCACGTAGGGCACTTCGACCGGCTGCTTACCGCCCATGCGCTTCTGCGAAATGATCATGTCGGTGGCCAGTTTCTCGGACGCTGGCTGTTCCTTGTTGATCAGCGGGAAGTATTTGTCGTGCACCAGGTTGCTGCCGAGGATGACGACGATGCCGGGGTCTTTGCGGTGCCAGGGGTCGATGAGGTTGGCGATGGCATCGAACACCAGGGCATCGAGGTTGTTGTAGTCGGCGGTTGCGCCGGTGCCGATGACGATTTTGCCAACGGTTTTACCATCCTTGAGTACGCGGGCCGGGGCCTTGGTGCGGTACTTCTGCAGCCAGCCGATGTTGACGTCTTGCAGCAGCGGGTTGGCGGCGCGGTCGGTGGTGGCGGCCGCGCTGGTGCCGTTGAAGCCGATCATGATGCGGTCGAGCGCCTGGCGCTTGAGGATGGCGTCACGCAGGCGGGCCTGGAAGTCAGGGAACTTGGCCCAGGCATCGAGCTGCGCATAGCGCACGGCGGTGTCGAAGTCGGTTTGGCGGCATTCGTAGCCGTCCTTGGTCAGGTCAGAAATGTCACGAGGGGTACGTACACCGGCGCCGGTTGTGTCGGTGCGTCCGGCAATGGTGCTGCTGACGCCGAGGCCGACTTTCTCGCCCTTGAGCTCGTCCACGCCGATCATGCCGATACGGCTGAGAAACTCGCTGGATTCCTGCATGCGGGTTTCCAGGCGCTGCTGGACAGTCGGGTCGACGGCAAAGGTTTTGGTGGCGTCAGACACGCCGCTGAGCTTGGCGAGCTGTTCGAGGTAGGCGGCGAAGTGTTGGCGGGTATCGTTGCGCATGTGGTTCTCCGGTGTTCCTTGGCTGGGGCTTTGTCCGTTGGGGATCAGCAGTCGGTGAGGGTTTTGCCGTCACCACCGGTTACCGCAGGGCGTTGGCTGTGCTGTTTGCTCGGGGTGTTTTCCAGGCGCTTGAGCAGGTCGGCGAAATCGGCGGCCAGCTTGTCGTGGTCGGCCTGGAGTTTTGCGCGGGCGTTGGTTTCTGCGGTGAAGGCGTCGGCCTGTTCCTTGGCGTGGTTGGCCAGCGCTTCCACTGCGTCGGTCAGCTCGGAGAATTGGGCGTCATCCTTGACCGACTTGTCCTTGACCTTGCCGAGGATGCCCAGGACGCGACTGAACAGGCCGTCGATCTTGCTGGGCTCTTCGGTGATTTCTTCAAATTCGAGTTCGACTTCTTCGCAGGCGGTGAAGAGGTCGGACGGGTCTTGCTTGCGCGCCTTGAGCGGGCTGGCGGCCGGGTTCTGGGCGGCGAAGGTGAGCATTTCGGTGCCGAGGCTGGCCGGGGTGTCGGTGACGCCCAGGCCCATGAAGTAGGCTTTGCCTGTGGCGGCGAATTTCTCGCGCACTTCGATGCTGGTGAAAATCTTCTGCTTGAGCTTGTTGACCATGGTGACGAGGTCGTCGGTCGGCTCGATCTGGGCGTACAGGCCGCGCACGGTCTTGCCGTCGATCTGCACGTCTTCGGCTTTCAGGGCGAGCACGTCGCCGTAGGCACGGAAGGGGGAGTCTGGCAGGACGCCGCGAATATGCTCCATCCACACACGGGCGCCGTATTTTGCGCGGTCGTAGGTGGCGGCCATTTCGTCGATCCATTGACGTTCGATATGGCGGCCGTCAGTGGTGGCGCCTTCGATGGCGACGCGGAACCACTTGGAGCGGAATTTCTTCATGGGGGCTTGTCCTCGATGCGGCGGCAGTGCCTTTGCGTTGAGGGCATGGTCGGCACGCGGGCAGGGCGCGGCAACGCGCGGGCGGCGGTACGGGGGGCGGTACGACGCCAGCCGGTAGGGCCTCACGCGCGCGGGCGGCAGCATCGGCGCCATGAATGCTATCGCTCAGCCCGCACCCTTCACCGACAGCCGCCGCCAGGCCAAGTTTCTGTACTGGACGGGGTGGCGCGTCACCGATATCGCCGATTACCTGGGCGAGAAAGAGCGCAC